GGTGTGCGGTTTGGGCGGGTCTTTGCTTGCCACCAGAACGGAACAAAGCAAGAAGCCTAACGGTGCGCCTAAAAAATAACCTAAAAGTAATAATTGCCAGCCAGCCATATTAATTCTCCTTCCTCTTACCGTAGCTGCAAAAGTCGTCTGCATCACATGGCTGTAATTTATAATTACACCAATAGGAACCGGTTCTGGCTCTAATATCAGCCGTTGATATTTCGTGCTTACAATCCTTACACCTAACTACGGGGACAGCGTCTGTATTTCGATGAAGTTCCTCCACCGCCTGATCTCTTTCATGCCTTAGGCGGTCAAGCTCTGCGCGAAGTTTTCCGAATGTATTTTTATCCCAAAAGACAATACGCCTTTTCAACTGTATATTCTCTGATAGCAGCTTTTCAATAGCATCGGAGGCGTCTTTTAGTTCGTCCCAAGCACAAAGGGTATACATTTTTTGCAGCCTCTCAACTAATTCCTTATACATAACTAATCCTCCTCAGGCGGTTCTGGAAGCGGGCGCCAGTAGGCAACTCCGCTGATTTCGTAGTATCCACATTCTGAATCAAGATCATAAAAACCACCGTGATGCTCATTGTAAAAATCCCAATCATCAACTGAATTTAAATCAGAGGCATAAGATAACACATCTATACACCAGCCAAGCCCTAAAGATGAAAAACAGCACAAATATTTACCATCTTCCGGCAGCCTGTCCTCAACACTGATCCAGTTGTTCGGCTGGGTTAGGGTGGGCAATGTCTGTGCATACTCCAGAACGGATTCCACACCGAATAGGAAATGAGGGTCAGCATTTTTCTCATCGTAATGTTCGCTCCCGCGTCTGAGTGGATATTGCAAGAGTTCGTCTAAATCAATCAGTCTCTTCATCTTTCAGCGCCTCCCTTCTAACAAATCCGCCATCTCAGATAAATCCATCTCTTTCCGGATAATTCTGAGCGCCTGTGAATCCTTTAAGCCGTATTTGTCCTGGAATGGGATGCACAGGTCACATATTTCCCTTTTAGTTAGTCGCTTCTCATCGATCAGTCTTTGATATTCCGTTTGCAATTCAGCAACTTCACGCATTATGTTCATACAGCGCCTCCAATCTCTTTATAAGTGTATCCGCAGCATTATCCGTTAACGGTTTTCCGCACACTGGGCAAAACTCAGCATTTGTCCAAACTACTTCGTCTCCAACAACAACCGAAAAACCACAGTCGTCTAAAAGAGAGCACTCCCAATTTTCTGGCTTTTTTCCTTCGTTGCTGCACCAAGAACAGCCTTTCCACACTTTCTCAACCTGTTCCCGACTAACGGGGTATAGAGCGGCAATAGCAATATCAAGAGCTTCATGCAATTCGATATCTGACTTCATGCCTTCAATGGTTGTTATAGGGATAAGCAAATCCCACCATGCACCATTTTCAAGAATTTCAATCGCTTTTTCCCTTGTCATAGCTTAGTCCTCCAAATCCATCTTTGCGCCGCAAAATGGACAATACTTTTTTGGAATATTCACATAAACTTCCCCAGTCATATCCAATAGTTTATCTCTCAGTTCTTGTTCTGGTGTCAATGGAGCAAGTAAAGATTTACAATATTGAATTGTTTTGATATAAATTGGAGTTTGGCAGTAATTACACATAACTATCCCTCCGCACCCATCTTAGCGCCGCAGTTAGGGCAGTAACGATATGTTTTTTGCACGCCATGAAAATCATAATGATAAGCTTCAGCCCCACAAATTGAACAATTAGCACACGACACAGAATTTCTCCAATGTGGTTCTACCCACTTCCCATGCTTCACCTCTTCAACGTCGGCGGCGGGAAAATTTTCTACCCTGTCTACACATTCGTCAAATCCATCTGTATAATGGTCATAATATCCATTCTTACCTCTTAACGCTGATAGTCGAATGTTCAAATCTTTTTCAAGTGCTTCTCTCTTGATGTACTCAGCCATTTTCAATCCTCCTCGTCAAAGCTGTCTAAAGGAACAGAGATTTCATCTTCGTCGGTATCGTCAACAGCAACTAAGACATATCCAATTACAGGTACAACCAATTGGGAACAATCCAGTTCTTCACCAGTACATTGAAAAAAACTGTCGCAATCAATCTCTGTAATCTTAAAGTATCTCGCCATCGTCAGCCCTCCTGTTCCAAGCTTTCGCCGCTTCTTCGTATTCTTCACCGTTGGGGTGTTTTCGCGCGTCATACAAAATTCTTCCCGTTCTTGAATCGCAGCTGATGCACCGGACACACACTGTATCACACCAAACTCCGTTCGTTTTTATCGTAGTTCTCTTATATTTAGCCTTACCTCCGCAAAAAGGGCACCGTTTTAATTCAGTCATGATGGGTCTCCTTATCCTCTACATCGTGTCCTTTACAACCGGTTTGATAGTCGAAATTGTCGCAGTCGCCGCAAGGAAGGACTTTTCTCCCCATAGCGAGCTGTTCTTTCAGGAATTTTTTGATATCTGATACATCTGTTAGTATCTTCCCATCAACTGTAATACAGCCTTTTAAATCTTTAGCGCGCTTTATTCCACCTTCAATATCTAAACAACAATGAAATTTTTTCACTTTTCAATCCTCCTGTTTCGCTAAGTAGTTAAATGCTTTCCGGCTCATAACCTCACAAGGTGAAAGACCTTCCTCATTAACCGTCCTACATTTGTTTTCTTTCCACTGGTCGCATTTTTCACATTGAGGCCAGCCTTTTTGTTTATTCATCATCAACTCTCCTGTTCCAAGCGAATCTTTAATCTGTGTGTTTTCTTGAATTTTTGTACTTCTACTAAATCCTCACAATCGTGAAGAATCATCATTTGTTCCAACATGATTTGAACGTCCGCGATCTCTTCGGCAATAGCTTCACGGTTATCTTTGCCCCTGGCGTGCTTACAAAGCTCCTTTTGCAGTTCTGACATTTCCTCAAAAACCATGAGTGTTTGAGCTTCAGCCCCCCATTTATTCAGAGCTTCGCAATAAATTTTGTGTGGTTTTGATTCAGTCATGGTTTATTCCCTCCAACGCTTTTTCAGCTTCTTCTTCGGTAAGAAATACGGTTTTGCCGATATCTTGATTTATAAAACTCCTGCTGATATTGTTTTCGTCTGTTAATGCCATAAAAGTAAAAGTGCTTTTGTTCGAAAAAGTTTTAATTCCACAAACCATTGCAGAAATTGGACGTTTAACATAACTAAATGCAGATTTTATAAACCAAACTTTATTTCCAACCTTACAAGGCAACTCAATAAACTTTGATTTGTCTTTAAAACAAAGCCATTTTTCACTATTTCCATAAGACATCGATTCAATTCTTTTTGGATCTGTCATCAAATTTACACACGCCTCATAATACACGCAATCTTTACATGTCATTTTTTATCCTTCCCTCCAGTGCCGCTCAATTCTTTTAAAAACATCTTTTGCGGATAAACAACCAAGCACGCTGTCATGTTCTCGCTCTTCCGGCGTTAAAAGGCCCATAATTTCAAGTAGATCCGATTCGCTTCCATAACTTCCATAATGTTCTATAGCGTCCATTACTCTATCAGGCGGGGATTCAACCGGATAACAAATTTGAAATCCGTCCATAAATGGCTTCATAGTATGTGGAATTTCAGCTTCTGCCAACATTTTGTCCAATACATGAATCTCTTGGTATCCGCTGTCGGTAATATACTTTCCTTCTGCATCGAAAAGTTGGTCATAAGTTTTTATGCTCATTGCTTTTGCCCTCCGTTCCCTGAATCTCAATGTCTGCTATAGCTTGGAATACGGGATAAAACTGTTGAGGAACAACGGCGTTTCCTAAACACTTAAGTCTGTCCAGTGCGTCGGGAACCCCATAATCATTTCGTAAAAGTTCGCCGTCGTCGCCGCGGAGTTTCCGCAAAGCATATTCAAATAAAATAGGCGATTCAACGGATTTCCTTTCTTTGAGAATATGTATCTCATTGTTTTCAAGCAGTTTTTTCCGACTTTTGTCCAAGCCATTCCGTCCGTTGCTAATGGAGTTGGCAACAATACAAATTCTTTTGCGTTCGTGCTCCATTCCAGCTTGGAAAGCCGAAAACACTCCCCATCCCGCATTATACCCCATGTGGGCCAGGTCCCGCAGAACTCGTCCAAAAAACCTTCCATGCTCACTTGACAATAACCCTGGTACGTTTTCCGCCACGATCCACTTTGGTCTAATTTCGCGAATGATTCTTGTGAATTCCCCCCACAAATCACGTTCATCACTAGACGCGAGACGTTTTCCCGCAACGCTATGCGGTTGGCACGGGAATCCTCCAGAGAGTACGGTGATCTCCTCACTGATTTTTCCAGACACTTGTAATCCTGTAACATTCCTTATATCCCTCCATTTTGGAACATTGGGCCAATGTTTTTCCAATATTTTTATGGCGTAATCATCTAACTCACATTGCCCGAGAGTTTTGAATCCCGCCATTTCCGCCGCGAGATCAAGCCCTCCAATTCCAGAGAACAAAGAAAAATGGGTCAAGCTGGTACGATTTTCTTTCTTTCTCTCAATGTGTTTTTTCATTTTCTATCGGCTCCTCTTACCTTCTTACGCCTGTTTGCGGCGGGGATATTTTCTGTCCACACTCCGGGCAGGAATTAATATTGCGTTTGCCCGCGTCTTTTTCTAAACACAAGGTATGTAAACAGTAAGGGCAAACCACAGCATTAAACCGTTCTCCATAGATCGATATTTGAGTGATTGCTTCTATAGGTGGTTTATTCTTTCTAATTTTTCTCACCTGAATCCCTCCCGTCCAAAATCTCAATGAGCCGTCGGCATACAGGGCAGCCGCTTTCTTTTACAGCCTTGAACTGCCCGCCGAACGCCACACGGATCTGATCGATGTCTTTGTGAAGCTTTAGGTCGTCCTTCTCTTTTTTCATCGCGTCCTCGTACTCTCTCCTGAGGGCTTCTTTTTCCTCAGCGGCTTCGTCCTTGGAAAAAGTGCCGCGCCGGTAAGCATGATACAGCCACGCAAGTCTGCGGTATGCAACTCGCTCTAAAGGAAGCGCGGAACGGGGAAGAGGCTTCCCGTTTCCGGCGAGAGCGCAAAGTTCATCAAAGGTCATGGCTGATCTCCTCGATGGTTACCTTTACGCAGGGATTCTCCGTGTACCGCTTGATAACCGTTAAATCGGCGATCTGAGCATCGTCGTCATAAGCGATCCCGTTTAAAGCGTCCGCAACCACTTTCGCGATATTATCGGAATCAGGCTTTTTTATGGGGAGAAGGTCTCCGCTTAACGCCGCGATCCTGTCTTTGTTGGAAAATGATTTGGGAACCTGAAACCCCGCGTAAATCTCCATCTTCAGCGCTGGCTTTTGTTTTCCCTGAGTCCTGATTTTACCCCGGGCCCCATACCGTTCCAGAAATGAAGTTTTAATCAGATTTTCGTACAGCACTGTGTTTTCCGGCGTGTAGCTGTGCCCGGTTTTGCATGTCCTGGCCCTGGCTTTTCCCTGCGGCTTGCCAGGAATAACGATAAACAGTTTCATTGTTCCTCCTAAAATTCCGGCTGGCGTAAATTAAACTCAGAAAAGGTCTGATGCTTCCCGTCAAATCTGAGAAAATTTTTCCCCGTTTCGCCTTCCTTGTTTTTCGCGATAATCAGTTCCCTGGTGCTGTCCTCCTGATCGGGCCAGTGAATCAAAAGAATCGCGTCCGCGTCCTGCTCAATCTGCCCGGATTCTCTCAGGCTGGTCATATCCGGGTCTCCTTTCCCAGCACGGTTAAGCTGTGCCAGGGTAATGACCGCGATTTCCATCTGCTGCGCCAGGGTATGCAGGTCCATTGAAATCTGCGTTGCCCGTTCGTAAGGCGTTTTCCCGGAGGCTTTCATTAAAGTCAGATAATCCACAAAAATCACATCTGCCCTGGCCTGTACCGCCTTTGACTTGATCTGCTCCGCTGTCCAGCCCGCAGCCGAAACAACCTCCAGCTTTAAAGCCTGGAAGCTCTCGTATTTTTCCGTGATTTTAGCGGCGTCAGCGTCGTCAACCTCCCGGCGTTTTACCTTTGAAAAATCAAGCCGGGCGTAGCATGTAACCAGCCGCTCGAAAATTTTTTCCGGAGAGGTTTCCAGAGAAAAATATACGCATTGGTATTTTTTAGCCATATTCAGCATCATTTGAAGTGTCAGCGCTGTTTTGCCGGAGGACGGACCCCCGCCGATTACGATGTAATCCCCTGGGCTGATAAAGATATTTCGGTCGATCCAGGGAATACCGGTTTGTATGTACTCCTTATGCTCCTCGAGGTCTGTCGAAAAGTTCAAATAGCCCTCTTTCGCGGTCAACCCTTCGGCCTTAACGCTGTGGTCAAAGCATTTTAACAGGCTGGAAGCCATAGACTGGCAGCGTTCAATATCTTCTCCCTTTTGGATTTCATCGATTAGGGATTCAGCGGCCGCCAGCGCTTCATTTTTCATGCGGACTTCTTTTAAGATCCTGATATATTCCAGGTAATGGGAAACTGCCGGAGTATCACAAGCGCAGGCAAGACAGAAATCCCGGCACTCCTGCCGGTCGAAGCCTCCGCTTTCCGCTGATATGGTGATGGGGTCAATGGGCTTTCCCAGCTTGAAATATTCTACACAGGTGGAATACACCTGACGGCATAAGCCGTGGTAAAAGCATTTAGGGGATAAGGACAAAGCAGCTTCCGGAATCACCTTTTCGGGAGCGATCAGCATTGCGCCGATCAGGGAGCGCTCCGCCTGAAAATCATAGATCAGTCTAAAATCTTCCATTGGCGTCCCTCCTTTTTTACGGCGGCTTCCGGTTCGTCTTCCCAGCGCATACCCCGTATCCAGGAAGCGGGGAGAGGGATATACTGCCCTCCGTCCTTGGTCCAGTCAAAGCTTTTTTTCTGCCATTCCAGTGCGGACAGCATTTTCTCCATTAAGCCGTCGTCTGGGTTCAGTTTGTTAAAGGCTTTTAAAGCGTCGCCCTTGGCCTTCTTTTTCGGATAGGCTTCCCAAAAGCTTTGAAAGCGGATCTGCACAGAGGTCTTGGAGTGGTTCACAGCCTTTGCTGTCCCTTTGGCCTTTTCAACCTTTAGGCTCTCGCTCTGTTCCGCTTCCCCTTGGGGGGTAAGGGGGGTATAACCTATACTATTCTTATCTAATCTATACTGGGTATCCGGTTTTGGTACCGTATGGGATACCAATTGACAACCATTGGTATCCATTAAGATGTATTCTTTGCTAGGATTTTCGCGGATTTTTGCTTTCTCCTCTAAATATTTTGTTTCTTGGTATCTATCAGACCGAATTGTGTTATTTTGCTTCCAGTGCGTTACAACCAGCACACCGCTTGAAAAAGTTATCACAAAATTTAATTTTTCCAGTGTTTTTAGATCTGATTTTGAGGCCCCTATCATTCTCAAAACGCTTTGTGGATTACCTACAAATCCATCATCATCGGCGTGCATAGACAAGTGTATGTAAAGCATTTGTGTTTTCGGCGTCATATTCAGAAACAAATCGCTTTCAATAATTGTTTTTGAAAACATTCTTTTATCTGCCATTTTTATGATCACCGCCTGTCCATGCGGCTTTTCAACAGTAGAAACTGCTCATTGTGGATCAGGATTTTTTGCAGCTTTTTGATTCTGCTGATCAGTTCCTGATTAAATTCTTTGATTTCAGGTTCATAATCGCTGACCCAGTAGCCTCCGCTATGGCTTGACGATAGGATCACGCCAACGGGGTTGATGGTTTCGCTGGTTCGTTCCTTTTCAATGAAAGCGCGGTTAGTTCTGTCGTTCAGGCCAGTTCTTTTCTCCAGTTCTTTTCTGGTAATTGGCGGATCACCCCGAAACGGGATATATTCTAAAATGTTCATAGCGCACCTCAAAAAGGCAAGCTTTCGTCTTCAAACTCTTCCTCGGCTTGCGGATTGTTTTTGATCAGAGCTTTGTAATCCTCTGATTTTTTGATCTTATCCTGTACCCATTCCGGAAGCTTGTCCAAGAAAGCCAGACATTCCGGTGTGGACAGATCAAAGTACACTGTTTCGGACCTCGGTTTCACTTTCGGCATGTTTTTAGGCATGGCCATGATTGCCGCCACATTAGCGTATCCCTTATCGTTATGCAGAATTTGAAGCTGGCAGCTGGTGCCGAGGATATTCACCATATCGAAGCAGTCCAATTCCTGATCGGTAAACTTCTTTCCTCTCCAGGCCTCCAGGTGGCTCCTTAAGGTTGCTTTCTGAGAAAGGGAAAGAGTATATTCCTTGCTGATTACTCTCGGTTTTTCCTCGCCGTCTATCGTGGTTGATTCGTCAGTAACCTCCCAGGTGATCATGACCTTGTGATTTGTTTTTTGGAAAGCCTCGCTCCACTGTTCTCCGAGATCAATTACCATGATGCAGACAGCAGTATGTACGCCCTCGGTAATTGGTTCAATAGCGGTTCCTTTTTCTCTTGCGATAATTGCCATAGTTTAACAGCTCCTTTTATTTTTCAATTCCGTTGATCAATTCCTCTTCGATTTCCAGAGGGCAGTCGGTTCCCCTCTGCGTGTAAATATCAATATCGTTTAAGGATTCGTAGGTATGAACGCAGATGATCCGCAGGTGTTTATTTGTGGTTTTGCTTTTTTTGAGCCAGCAGGAGTTGCAGCACAATACGCCGTTGGGGAAAAATACCGGCTCTGTTAAATTGCCTTTCGCGTAAAATTCAACACCGTTCTTGGTAGGCATAATATACCTCCTTCAGCCACTCCAGGGCCTCGTATTCCGGGCTTTTATCCGTTTCCGGTTCCTCGTTATCGGTATCGTACAGGTACTCAAATTCCGCACGGGAGAGGTCGTTATCATTGCTTCTGTTCATTTTTCAGCCTCTCACATTCCCGGAACCAATAGTCTCCGGATAACTTTTGCTTTTCGATTTCTTTCTCCAGCTCTAAACATCTTTTCATCAGACAGATCATTAACTCTTTATCGTCCATTTGACAAACCTCCTGTTTTGGTTTAATATATAGATAGGATATTTTTGCTTGCCGCTTTTTCGTGATGCCAGTCGCGAGGGCGGCTTTTCTTTTGCCCATTCAAAGCCTTTTTAATATCTTTCGCCTCAGTATATGGGCCGTAGTGGTTAACACAATTTGAAAAACGGCAGTGAAAGCAGTCTTTGTCACAGATGGATTGTTTCATTTCCATAACTCACCTCTCTTATGTACCGGCTCCTTTTCTTCTTTAAAGCGTTCCTCAGCTTCCGGTTCCGGTACCGTTCGCCGATATATGCCGCTGTGAATACGGCGCTCCATACCGCCAGAATGATAAACGCCACCGTCATTTCTGTGCTCATGTGCTTGTCCTCCTTTACTGAAAATCCTTAGTTTTCGAAAGTCTTACGATCCATAGAGCTATTGCATCAATTGGAATTACATAGGTTCTTCCGTCTTTAAACCCCGGCAATTTACGTTGACTGATTTTGGCACAAACATATTCGCTTTCTCTGCCTAAATATTCAGAAAACTGTTTGGCATTGAGAGTTTCGCAGTTAAATCTGGTTCTTATTTCGGTAGCAATTTCTTTGACCAGTGTTCGGTCTTCAAGTGTCATGTATTTTTCTCCTTTCTATCACCTGAGTGCGGCTATTTTATTAGAAGTTTTATTGCCTTTCTCTAATGTATTCAGGTTCACTCGGTTTCATATTTTCGTCGTATATAAACTCGGATCCAATTTCGACTGAATTATAGACGTTCTCTGTTACGCGATATGTTGCTGTTGAATTTTCCCCGGTTTCTTCATCATAGCTTTGAATTGTTATCTTCCATGAATCCGAATAGGAATAGATAAAAGGTACAAGAGTTGTATGTGATGTTTTTCCGTTGCTGTGAACAAGTGGGACTAACATTACCTCTGTATGTGATGGAGTAAATTCTTTTTCGATTACTTCCCCTTGTGTGATTGAATTTTGACAACCAGATAGTAGAATTGGAATTAATAGCAATAACAAAAAACAGATAATCGATTTTTTGAGTTGTTTCATTTTTTTATTCATCACCTTCTTACTTTCAACACAAGATCTTACTCAGATTTTGGAAAATAACGGATTGCTGGTAAATAATATCAATGATAAAATCACGAAAACTATTAAATCTATAGGACAACAATAAAACAGTGACTGTGAGAGTGTTGACCAAAATGCATAATATAAAAGTCAAGAATTCCAAATGCTCGATTTGCTCCTGTTGTGTCCCAATAGGAGCTTTTCTTTTGTTTGTCCTCAATTTTTCACCCCACTTCCTTTTCGTCATGCAGTAATTTTGAAATTACCTATATTGCTATTTCTAGTTATTTTCTTTATAATCAAATTGCAACCAGAGGTAGCACCGATTAATTATGAAAGGAAAAAATCGAAAATGTTATCTAAAGATGCGAAAACTGTTTTGTACACCTTATATAAGGAATATTTATCGCGTCGCAAACAGGGAATTTCAAAATCGAAAGCCAAAAATTTTGATTCAGCTCAACACATACATTCGACATTCTTTTCTGATTGGAGTTTAGAAAATATTGAAGATACTCTTCGTGAACTTGGACGGAATAAATTTTTAAACAATTATTATGCCGATCAAACAATTTATCACTGCGAATTATCTGACCATGCCATTGTTACTATGGAGAATCAAAAAAAAGGAAACATTGCTAAGCATCGCAGATTTTATTTCTAAATTCATTCCTTAATGACTTCCCAATCCTCAGCCAAAAGGTCATCGGCAGTAGGATTCCAGCATTTGATTTGCTGCCGTTTTTTTACGCTGTCTCTTCGAAAAACAACAATGCAGCAGTCCGATGAATTAGTTGGTTTTATTAATGTTCGCCCTTCTCCAAAATCTAAACTTGTTCTGGCTATAAATGAATCTTCATCTATAGCTTTTTTTATTGCTGTTAAAATGTTCATGCGTTCACCCCGCTAATTAAAGTAATATTGCTAAAATAACAGCGACAACCCCTACAGCTATTCCCAACAATGCAAATTTGTTAGATCGGTCTATCCGACAGCTTTGTGCCTGCATTTGTTCAAAGACCCAGTCTGCGCTAAACAGTTGAACACCGTCAACCTTGACAATATGTGGAGTGTTTTTTACTTCGCTGTTGAGGTCAAATGAATTTTTGTTCTGGCTCATTTTTATTTCCCTCGTTTTAAGTGAATTACGCGGACAAAGCGGTTGAAAATTTTTTGCGTATTCTATATGAGTTGTATATCCACACTCCTCACAAAAACTTTTTTCACATTGTGTGTTTTTTGAAGGATCGCATTGATAAACAGCTCCTTTGCATTGTGGACATAGGGGCTGATTACTATATGTACATATTGTTTTTTCCACCTATTTCACCCCGCTTCTTTTTCGTCTCCCGGCAACTCTAAAATATCCCTGATAGCTGAGACGATTTTTGGCGTTGCTAACTGTCCGGTTTGAATCTTATATAAATAAGAATCATCAAAATAGAGCCCAGTTGTTTGTCTTACTTGTTCAATTAGCCACACTTGTGTATGCTCTAAATCAATTAGCCTCTTTTTTATATCTTTACCAAATACAGTAAATTGTGCCATCTTGTCGATCACCTCCCATATAATGCGATTGACATTTACGGAAACTAGTAATATAATTTAAATGCAAATAAAAATTATTTATAGATTTCCGTATGTCCTGTTTTAATATTACTACCTATTTCGGTAATAGTCAAGGTGTTTTATTACGGAATTCTATATTTGTTCGTGCTACACAAATATGGAGGTTGTAATATGTCTGATTTGTATAATAGAATTATGTCATTATGTGATAATGCAGGGATATCTGGATATCGTCTCTGCAAAGATGCAGGCATACAACCCAGTGTATTAACAGATTTAAAAATGGGAAGACAATTAGGTTTATCTGCGAAAAATGCAGATAAGATAGCGTCATATTTTGGAGTATCAGTTGGATATCTACTTGGAACAGAGCAAAAAAAAGAGCCCACCACTAAAAGCGATGAGCTTGATTTGCAGCTAGAAGGAATAGACTTCGCCTTATTCGGTGAGGTCAAGGAAATGACGGACGAACAAAAACAAGACGTGTTAGACTATATTAAATTTAAGAAGTCGCAACAGAAGAGGGAGTAAGAATGACACTTTTTCGTCTTTGCCAGCTTGCTGAGCAATTCGGAATAGAGATAGATTACTTTACTATGCGTGATACAAAATCTCTGGCTCTGCCTCAAGGGTGGATTGCATTAGATACAGATCATATCGAGAGCACTACAGAAGCAAAAGTGTGCTTAGCTCACGAAATGGGGCATATAGAAACTAATTCATTTTATAATGTACATAGTCCTTTAGATGTGAGACAGAAGCACGAGAACAGAGCGAATAAATGGGCCATTAAGCAGTTGATTACAGAGGAGGAACTTGATGAAGCTGTTGCAAATGGGCATACAGAGATATGGGATTTAGCGGATTACTTTGACGTGACAGAAGAATTTATGAGAAAAGCCGTTTGCTTGTATACTTATGGAAATCTAGCAACGGAATTGTATTTTTAATGTTATGGATTAGACGGTAAGACTTCTAAACGAGGAGGTTCATCTTATGGGGTTGTTTAAGTCGAAAGAAGAAAAGAAAGCTAAGAAAGAGGCTAATGCATTTTTTCTGGGGCAAACCTTACAGGCAATCGGTAGAATCCCCGCTGGCAAAAACGTAGGAATTTCATTGGAACCCGAAAGACAAGTGTTGAAAATTCAATATGAAGAAACCGCAATAACCTTGCCTTATAGCCGAATTATCAGTTTCATGTTAGAAGACGAAACAAAGTTATCTGACAAAGGAAATGCTGGATTACGTGCATTAGCCGGTGGCGCTTTATTTGGGGTTACAGGAGCTATTGTTGGAGCGGCTTCTGCCAAAAATAAAGCTACAAAAAAATGGGTGGGTATTCTTACTTACAAAGACAAAGAAGGACAGATACAAAGTTTAGCGTTTTTGCAAATGGCTTTGACTAAACCTTATGATGGCGAAACAAAACATTATGGAGCAAGCCAATTTGAAAAGATGGTAAATGAAATTGCTTCCAGAAATAGCGAAAATATAACAGAACTATAAAGGAAAAATTGTGAGGGATATTATGTCAAAAAATAATGCCCATAAACAGAAGCACAAAACAGTATTTGTTATCTTACTGATATTAGGAATACTCATATTTTTATTTGGAATAACCGGCCTTTTTGCGGCTCCACCGTTTGGTATTGCTTTTATGGTGGTTGGAGTAGCTATAACAATACCGTTTTTTGTAAGCGGAAAGAAACAAAAAACTGTAACAGTTGCAAAGAATGAATCTGACGTTTTCAATTGTGAAAACATTTCAATTGATGAGGTTGTCAGCAAAAGAGTGGAAACGGGCATAAAAGGCGGACTAGCAAGTGCTAGAAGTGCTAAGCAAAGCCTAGCAAATAAAGCTGATCCCATTATAAACACTTCACTTGAGAAAAATACTCCTCGGTATAAAACTGAAAATCACCATGTTACGGGGACATCTTACCGTCAAAAGGAAATTGAATCTTTGGGTGAAGAAAATCCCATTTATGAGTATTCAAAAAGAGAACTTATTGACGAAGAATACGAGGGAGAAAAAGTTTATTATTATGACTTCAATCCATCTACAGTCGAATTAATTGAAGAACCAGATAATAAATTTGATCCAAATGCAGTTAAAGTAGTTATTGATAGTGTGCATGTAGGATATATAAAAAAGGGAAGTTGTACCCATGTTAAAAATCTATTGAAGTCCGGTAGAATTGCTAAGATTGATGCAGAGATCCACGGAGGGAAGTATAAGATTCTTTATAGTGAGTATGACGAAGACAAAGATAAAGAAGTTTATGAGGTGGAAACAGGAGAATCAAATTATTATGTAACAGTAGAAATTAAATACTTGTTATAAACAAAAAAATCCCCCACCGGTTGCAGCCGAAGGGGGATAAAATAGAACAGCTTACCCAAAGTGGATAATGCGTCCGAACAATGAAATTATACCACTTTCGGGGTAGGCTTGGCAAGTCTTACTTTGGAGGTGGTTTTTATTATGGCGGGACGCAAAAGAAAAACGACACATACATCAGGGTTATATAGAAAAAGAATCACTTTAGGACGAGACGAAAATGGAAAAGCTATTGTAAAATCTGTTTATGGACATTCCAAGGAAGAACTTGAAGAAAAAATAGCCCAGCTAAGGATCCAGAAAGGCATGGGATTGGCTGTAACCGATGAAAAAAGCACATGGAAATACTGGGCTGATGTGTGGAAAACTTTAAAGTACCCTTCCATTGGGAAGTCGGCGCAAGGTGTATACAATGGAGCATTAAAGCACCTAGCTGTACTAAATCCTATTAAGATAACTAAGCTGACATCTATTGACTTGGTTCAAATTGTTACTAAAATGGCTGAAGACGGTCTATCCAGAAGAACAATAAATTTAGTCATTCAAACGGCTTCACAAATATGCCGTTTAGCTCGAAAAAATCACGCCATGATGATCAATATTGCTGATGATGTCAACGCGCCTCAAAATGCCCCCAAAACGCAAAGAGAGGCTATATCACCGGACGAAGAAAGACTTTTATGGAATGTTAAACCCATTGATGCAAATAATAAACTGGATAAAAATCGGGCAGAGCGGCTTCCATTAGCGCGAATGTTTGCTTTGATGCAGCTAAATTGTGGCTTGCGGAGGGAAGAAGCGGCGGCACTGCGCTGGAAAAATGTTGATTTAGACAATCTCGTTTTGACGGTGATGGAAGCTTATGATTTTAAAGGAAAACGAGTAAAAGAACCCAAAACGGTTTCCGGTATTCGCCAGGTGCCAATTCCAATCAAATATGCGTCTGAATTAACTGCTTGGAAAGAGCAAAATAAAAATTCAATTACAGGAAGGATATATGTGTTCCCTGGAGCTAAAGGTATCTTAACCGAAGGAGAGTTTATTCATTTGTGGGAATGTCTTTTAGATGCAGTAAATGGGATATCTGTTGCAGCAAAAGTATCGGCGGGGCGGATGCGAAAAGGAGTGAAACCAGATGTGACTAGGCAATATAATTTTACTAGCCATCAGCTTCGGCACACTTATGCTACTAACGCTATCGCCGCAGGAGTAGATGTTAGAACTGTTCAATACTTAATGGGGCACGCAACGCCTGAAATGACTATGCGATACACTCATTTATCCCCTTCCGCATTAGAAAGCGCAAGGGAAAAATTAGGTGCAAAAGTACCGAAACAAAAAGCGGAACAAGCGTTTTAAAATGTCCACTCTATGTCCACTGTTGCACAATTTTCGAGCGGTTTTCAGCCGGTTTAGACGGTTTCGTTTCGGATTTATTAAATACGTATAAAACGGGAAACCCGCATGAACACTGAGTTTTTCAGCAGTCATGCGGGTTCCAATTTGGTCGGAGTGAAGGGATTCGAACCCCCGGCATCCTGCTCCCAAAGCAGGCGCGCTACCAACTGCGCTACACCCCGGTTTTAAAATGCTTACGGCTAAAATAGTTCCTGCACACGGAGAAGCCTTGGCACGTTTGTATCTGAAACAGATGCTTTAGTCAAGCCGCCGCGAAAACTACTTTTTCTAAAAAAGACGGCGAAGGAATGTAAAAAGAACTTCTTACAGCAGGCTGATTAGCCGAAACAGCCTTTTTATTATATGCAATTCCGGCGAAATTGTCAAGAGATAGGCATAAATCCTAGGGATTTCATTGACTTTTTGCCCGGGCTGGATTACTATTATATGGTATCGAAAAATTAAGTTTAGGGGGAACTTCCTTATGATGCCCAACAGTGAAAAAACCATGGAAAAAGTCGTTGGCCTTTGTAAAAATCGCGGCTTTGTTTATTCTGGTTCCGAAATATACGGCGGCCTTTCCAATACCTGGGATTACGGCCCGTTAGGCGTAGAGTTCAAAAATAATGTGAAGAATGCCTGGCACAAAAAGTTTGTCCAGGAGAATCCTTATAACGTGGCTCTGGATTCCGCTATTTTGATGAATCCGCAGGTGTGGGTAGCCTCGGGCCATGTAGGAGGCTTTTCCGACCCGCTGATGGACTGTAAGGACTGTAAAACCCGCCACCGCGCGGATAAGCTGATCGAGGACGCCGGCGGCGACGCCAACGGTATGACCTTTGAGCAGATGAGCGATTACATCAAGGAGCACGGCATTACCTGTCCGGAATGCGGCTCCGCTAACTTTACCGATATCCGTAAATTCAACCTGATGTTCAAGACCTTTCAGGGAGTGACCGAGGATGCGAAAAACGAAATTTTCCTGCGTCCGGAAACTGCCCAGGGCATCTTCGTAAACTTTGCCAATATCCAGCGCACTACCAGAAGAAAGCTTCCTTTCGGCGTCTGCCAGATCGGAAAATCCTTCCGCAATGAGATTACTCCGGGAAACTTCACCTTCCGCACCAGGGAATTCGAACAGATGGAGCTGGAGTTTTTCTGTAAGCCGGATACGGACTTGGAATGGTTCTACTATTGGAAGGATTACTGCAAAAACTGGCTGCTGTCCTTGGGAATCAAGGAAGAAAACATGCGGCTGAGAGACCATGAGAAGGAAGAACTATCCTTCTATTCAAAAGCTACTACGGATATTGAGTATCTGTTCCCCTTCGGATGGGGTGAGCTTTGGGGGATCGCCGACCGGACTAATTACGATTTGAAGCAGCATCAGGATCATTCCGGAAAGAGCCTGGAGTATTTTGATCCTTCTGATAATACCCGTTATATCCCCTATGTGGTAGAACCCTCACTGGGCGCTGACCGTGTAGCGCTGGCGTTTTTGTGCGAGGCCTATGATGAGGAAGAGGTTGGAGAGAAGGATACCCGTGTGGTTATGCATCTTCATCCGGCGCTGGCGCCGTATAAATGCGCGGTGCTGCCCTTATCTAAGAAGCTGAACGAAAACGCTGAAAAGGTCTATCATATGCTGCAGAAGCGGTTTATGGTGGAATACGACGATGCAGGCTCTATCGGCAAACGGTACCGCCGCCAGGATGAAATTGGTACGCCCTTCTGCCTGACCTATGACTTCGATTCTGAAACTGACGGCTGTGTTACTGTCCGGGATCGGGATACTATGGCGCAGGAGCGCGTTGCCATCGATAAGCTGGCAGAATACATTGAGGCCAAGCTGGAATTTTAA